ACCGGCAGCCGCAACACCGGCCACTGGAACACAGGCCACTGGAACACAGGCCACTGGAACACCGGCAACTGGAACTCGGTCAACTCCGAGACCGGGTATTTCAACACGACCAAGGCTGACACCATCCGGGCATTCAACAAGACGATCAGCCGGTCCGAATGGGCTCAGGCGCATCTCCCCAAATTCCTAAACTTCAACCTGACCAAGTGGGTCGAGGAATCTGACATGACTGACCGGGAGAAGAAGGACCACCCTGAATACAAGACAACGGGAGGCTACCTGAAGTCCTACGAATACAAGGAGGCCTTCCAGAAGTCGTGGGACGAGGCCGACCCGGAAGATCGGAAGCGTGTCTGGGACATCCCCGGATTCGACCCTGATATCTTCTACGGGATCAGCGGCATCGATGTCCTTGAAGGACAGATCAAAGACCGGGAAGGACAGATCAAAGAACTGACCGTCGCAGAAGTATCCAAACTGCTCGGGTACGATGTGAAGATCGTCGAATAGGAGGTAAGCAATGAAATATGAAAGCATCGAAGACCTTTCCGTTGAACAACGGCTTGAACTTAACAAGCTGATTGCTGAAGGGCTGAAACACCGTGATGCGTTTACAACTGAGGCAGATGTTCGTTACTTTGTAACGGATGACTACCTCTATGAGTTGAACCACGAGGACTACCATCTTAATCAAGATGAGGAAGAACCGTATTCAGCTGATGACTATTCCGATGACGCTGAAGCATTAGCTTCTGCGGGATGGGGAACTGACGAAGACTACGGGTACTATGGTGACGAATAGGTTTGCCGCTCAATAGGCACGTGCGGGGCCACGGTTAGCCTCGCAACCCTTAGAGATACCACTTAGCCTCTCTTATATGAGAGACTAAGATGGTTCTCTTAGAAACCTCATGGAGGAGATGACGAATGACCACGAAGAACCCTTTCGGCAAGAGCCGTGACAAAGACAATCCGTATGCCATCTATGAAGCAGGAGACTTTGTGTTCCATGTCTGTAAGACATACCAGCGTCCCGATAAGGAAAGGGGCAATGAATATGCAAGGTGGTTTGTGTGGGCAAAATCCCCAATGACCTATGGTTCATTTGAGGCTGGTGATATGTATATCAAAGAGCTTGAAAACTTTGCACACCTTACCCATGCAGAACCTGAATGGCTTGAGGCGTACAAACTTGACATGCCTGTAGAGTTGATTTAAAATAGTAGGGTTCGTTGGGCGTGTCGTTCCACGTCCAACTCCTATCCACCCCGAAAGGAGAGTGATCCATGACTAAGTACAATTACCAAAGCTACAGCGAGATACCTTCCTCAGTAGAGGCATATATTCTCACAGTGGCTGACGCTGAGATGCTTTATGATGTTGCCTTGGGAGACATCAATGACTTCATGAATGGCTATGAGGAGTGGGAGAACGATCCTGCGTTACAATACTCTGCAACCACAAGCGGCTGGTAAGGACTAAACATTACATGGGTGACATGGTACTAGCACTTCCTGATAAGGAAGGCATTGGCATCTCGTTTAGGTTTGACGAAGATGACTTCAATCACATTACAATTACATACCAACACTTAGCGGAGGATTTTCTTGACAGTCTCATGTCACCCTTGAAGCAGACAGATAGCGGAGAGTTGGTGGTTGGCATCAAAACTGATGACGCTGAAGCAGCACAACAGGTGAAAGATGTTATCACCTCTTTCCGCTATCTTGCTGACTACCTTGAAGAAGAATACGGTAGGCAATTTATAGGTTCCTATAACATAGAGAACGCTAAACTTTACTTAGGACACTAGCATCATGAATATCTTTGCCGATCCGGCAACGTGCCTTGCCCTCGCTATCTATTGGGAGGCAAGGAACCAGCCTACTGCTGGACAAGTAGCAGTGGCACATGTTGTCCTCAATCGTGTCAACGACGATGGCTTTCCCGATAACGTCTGTGACGTTGTGACTCAAGGCCCAACCTACAAGAGCAATCCCGATATACCTGTCAGACATATGTGTCAGTTCAGTTTCTACTGCGACGGCAAGTCAGATGATCCAAAGGATCATAAGTCTTGGGACAAAGCAAAGTATCTTTCATGGCGTGTTATGCACAACCAATCTGTTGACATATCAGATGGTGCGTTGTATTATCATGCAGATTACGTAGCTCCTAAATGGAGCATTACCAAAGAAAAGACAATAAGGATTAACAAGCATGTCTTCTACCGCTAACACAATCATTCGTGTTCGCTGTCCTGATTGTGACGGTGAAGGAAGTATTGAATCATATGTATATGAACCTTGGCGTGAAGGCCTAGTAAGCCAGTGCAGATGGTGTTGTGGCGACGGCTTTGTTGAGTACAAAGAAATGTATGACAGCATAGCTGATGCACGACTAGACTATCCCGATGCAACGGAGATACTCCCGGTAAAATAACATGGACGAAGAAGGCTCGGCGGTCTTCAAACGAAATGAAAAGTTCTTGGACATCCTTATGAAAGCTGCTGTTGATATTCCTGATCCTGTCAGGAATTACAGGCTCACGTCTGCTGTTGTTTATAAGAAAGAAATCATTTCATTTGGGGCCAACTCATACAAGACTGATCCCTTTCAGGCGAAGTGGGGCAAGAACGATCACGCTATCCACTTACACGCTGAAATCAATGCGATCAAGAACGCAATCAAGCGGAGTGGACTTGATACCCTGAGAAAAAGTACTCTTTACATTGCCAGAGTTCGCAACATAAACGACACTGGATATGAAAGAGCTATGGCAAAGCCATGTATCGGTTGCCGCCGCTGCATAGCAGAGTTTGAAATCAAGAACGTAGTTTACACAACCAACGAAGGACATCGTTACCTGTAATGGAATATAAATTCAATCATCTCGTAACAGTCGAACTAATCGACCACATGGGCAGTGATCTTTCAGTGGTGAACGCAGCACGTGTGTCATTCAACAAACAATCTGACTGGGACTTGGACGACAAAAGTCGTAGCAAAACCAAGACGTTACGCAAGAAAGACGAGAAACTAATTGAGTATTTGGCACTGCACAATCACTGGTCGCCTTTCTCTCATGCCACCATGTCAGTGCGTATTGCAGCACCAATCTTTGTTGCAAGGCAACTAGCAAAGCATCAGGTGGGGTTGTCGTGGAATGAGATCAGCCGCCGTTACGTCACCTATGATCCTGACCTCTGGATACCTGAGACATGGCGTAAGCAAGACGAAAACCTGAAGCAAGGTTCAATGGACGAGGAGATAATATCTCCAAGCCTTGCTATCCACATATATGAAGACGCAACACGACATGCTATTGATGCCTACAACGGCCTGATTAACTTGGGTGCGTGTGCTGAACAAGCACGAGCCGTCCTACCACAAGGGATGTTTACCGAATGGTACTGGTCAGGAAGTTTGTATGCCTTCTCTCGTGTGTATAACTTACGCATGGAGGAGACAGCACAACGAGAGACAGGTGAGGTTGCCAAAGGCATTGGCTACTATGCTAACCGCCTGTTTCCCGTATCATGGAAGACACTAACTGGAGAGGACAATGGCTAAAACACTACGTGGCAACGAGAAACCACCTTCTGAACAACATCGACGAACATCTATCGGGCGGTCAGCTAACTCCCAACCAAAGAATAAACACAAGAGGCAATCATGGAAGAAGTACCGGGGTCAGGGAAGCTAATACCATTTGACTGGGCTGTTGAACGTATGTATTATCAGGGCAAGGTTGACTTCCACCGCCTTATCCGCATCGAAATGATGGCAATTGGTTACAACCCCAACGATCAGGACGACCTGACTGAGTTCTGGAAACTTATCTACGAGGAGTTTATTGAAGATGACGATGACCTCACAACCCCTAAACAACCTGACTGGTGAAGAGGACAACATGAACGAGAGTGAAATCACCTATCGTGTCGATCAGCTAATGGACCTTGGCAAAGCCAGTGCCATTCGTGGCTGGTCAATGGAAGAAATTCTGAAGATTATTCAGAATGAGTTTGGTCCTGAAGGCTACGAGATTGCACGTACATATATTGTCAAGGATATATCCGGCATTGAAGACGAGGAGAAGTATATTGATACTGCAATCCAGAAGGTTCGGAAAGAAAAGGCGCTGGGCAATACATCTGAAAAGATGCTGGAAGAACTAGAGAAAGATATCAGCGAGGAGTGATGAAGAACCTTTGGGTAAAAGACAGGAAGATTGTCTTTCGAGAACTGTATTCCACATACATTGAGGAAGGATACAGTAGCAAGGAAGCCAAGCGTCTTGCCAAGCAAGAGGCAGACGAGATCATGACTGAAGACCAAATGTTTGTGAATGACATAATGGATGAAGACGAATGAATATCTTTATGCTAGACATAGACCCAGTAAAAGCTGCACAGTATCACTGTGACAAGCACGTAGTGAAGATGATCCTTGAGACAGGTCAGCTACTGTCAACAGCATGGCGCATGATTGATGGCGACGACTTTGCTGACAAGCAAAGCATGTACAAATGCACACACAAGAACCATCCTTCAGCAGTGTGGGCAAGAGAAACCAACAACAACTACCGTTGGTTGTATGATCTGTTCCTTGAACTTGGCAAGGAGTATACCTATCGGTATGGCAAGGAACACCTGACCATCAAGAAACTCAAACGCCCACTTGATATGGCACCCTTCGGTATCAAGCAGGGCTTCATGACGGAGATGCCACAGTGTATGCCAGACGATGCTAAAAGACCTGATCCTGTTGACGGCTATCGCAATTACTATCGTGTGCATAAAGCACCTATCCTCAATTACACCAAGCGACCTACACCGGAGTGGCTCGTATGAAGTACGGAAAGATATGGGGGACAACACGCCCCCTACTCCAGACACCTTTCGTTGAGGTGCATCACATTGAAATCAGCAAGGGTGGGCAGTGTTCATATCACCAACACCTACATAAGTGGAATATGTTCTACGTAATTAAGGGCAACCTTGAGATACATGTAACCAAAAATAAATATGCACTTGAGGACATCACGTATCTAACGGATGGTGATTACACAACGGTCAGCCCGACTGAGAAGCACTACTTCAAGGCCGTCTCAGATGTAGAGGCTCTTGAAATCTACTATCCTGAGCCACTATCTGAAGACATCCTTCGTGAAAATGTTGGTCGTGTAACACAGGATAGTTATAAACTTGGACGAGCCAAATCTAGTCTTGAAGAAGCTTACATAAAGGAAATGAAGTAATGTTTTATGTTTGTGATGCAAAGGGAAAGAAAAGTGAAATGTTTAGTAGCAAGGAAGAGGCTACTGAACACCTGCGAAATCTTGAACGACTTGCGGATGCCTTGCGTTGCAAGTGGGAGTACTCGACTGAGACAGATTTGATTGTATCAGATGACGATCATGTACTGAACACGTTCTCAGTCTACGAAACTGCTTAGATATAACACCAAATACTTTCAGGTATGAAAGATTTGGATGTTTATCTTACATTGACAACCAGCATGAAAGGTGTATAATGCTGCCGATGACTGATGATTTTCCTGAAACCAAAGAGGTAAAGCGTGGCCCCTGTCCTTCATGTACGTCAAGTGATGCGTACATTGAGTATGACGATGGGCATGGACATTGCTTTTCCTGCAACTATCACAAGCGAAAAGATAAGGACACCGATATGGAAGTGACCGCATATCAAAACAACAAGACACAGCCTTTGTCACAGGCATTTCGTGGCAACAACATGGCGTTGACAGATCGTAACGTCACGCAGAACACTGCCAACAAGTATGGTGTAACCGCAACCATTGGTAGCAACGGTATCGAGAAACACTTCTATCCGTACCACGATGCTGACGGCAACCTCCTCGCCTACAAGACACGCCTCTGTGAGAAGAAGGACTTCTACATTGAGGGCCAGTTCACGTCAGCCCGACTGTTTGGGCAGCAGCTATTCAGTGGTGGTGGTAAGTATATCACCGTGACTGAAGGAGAGATTGATGCGATGTCAGTCTTCCAGATGACGGGTAGCAAGTGGCCGTGTGTGTCAGTCAAGACTGGTGCACAAGGAGCAGTCAAGGACGTGAAGGCAAACTTTGACTTCCTCAATTCCTTTGAGACTGTCGTGCTTTGCTTTGACAATGACAAGCCCGGACGCGAGGCAGCATCAGCAGTTGCTGAGTTGTTTGAACCCAACAAGTGTAAGATTGCAAAGCTGACACTGAAGGATGCCAACGAGTATCTACAGCAGAACAAGACTGAAGAGTTCACTCGTGCATGGTGGAACGCACAGCCCTATACACCAGCAGGGATCATCAACCTTGCTGATATGTCAGAGACATTGTACGACGAGGACCAATCTCAAACTTGCATGTACCCGTTCGAGGGTCTGAACAATCTGCTGTACGGCATCCGTACTGGGGAGCTTGTCACACTTACAGCAGGTACTGGCACAGGTAAGTCCAGTGTTATGCGTGAACTGATGCACCATGTACTCAAGAGTACCAATGACAACATTGGTGTTATCTCTCTGGAAGAGAACACTCGCAGCACAGTCTTCCACCTCATGTCGGTCGAGGCTAACCAACGGCTGTACATTCGTGAGGTTCGTGACCAGTTTCCTGAAGACCAGCTACGAGCATGGGAGAAGGAGACAATCGGAACCCGTCGCTTCTATGCCTTCGATCACTTTGGTTCTCTTGGAACAACTGAAATCCTCAACCGTGTACGGTATATGGTCAAGATACTTGACTGCAAGTGGGTGTTCCTAGATCACCTGTCTATCCTTGTGTCAGGTCTTGAGGGTGAGGACGAGCGACGTAACATCGACCAGCTTATGACTAAGCTACGATCACTGGTTGAGGAGACACGCTGCGCGTTGATACTTGTCAGCCACCTTCGACGGTCATCAGGATCAGACCGTGGACATGAGGATGGAAAAGCTGTAAGCTTGTCACATCTACGTGGCTCACAAGCAATCGCACAGCTATCGGATGCAGTGGTTGCAATGGAGCGTGACCAACAAGCAGAGGATGAAAATGCTGCAAACACAACTACCATTCGCGTACTCAAGAACAGATACGCTGGAGAAACAGGGGTTGCATGTCACCTGTACTTCAATCGTGAGACAGGCAGGTTGCACGAGGTCGAGAACCTTGGTGACAACCCAGATCAACCCAAGCAGATGGACATTACAGCGGAGACTATCTAAATGAAACACGTGGTGGACATTGAAGCTGACTCATTACAGCCGTCCACCATTCACTGCATCGTTGCAAAGAATGTCGAGACGGGAAAGGTTCACACCTTTAGAGAGGGTGAGTGCATTAACAACTGGCCCAGCTTTGCCAAGCAAAACATCACAAGCTACGTGATGCACAATGGTATCAGCTTTGATGCACCCGCCCTGAACCGTCTGACTGGCACACGTATATCAGTAGACCAGATCGAAGACACAATGATTATGTCGCAGATCACAAACCCAATGCGTGATAACGGTCACTCGCTTGACGCATGGGGCCAGACACTTGGCTTCCCTAAAACGGAGTTCAATGACTGGTCCCATTGCTCAGACGAGATGGTAAAGTATTGCATCAACGATGTGGAGTTGACGACAAGAGTGTATGCCACACTCCAGAATGAGTTACGAAACTTCAGCGATGAGAGTGTCAGGATGGAACACACGATCAGGTTCCTGATTGACAGGCAACAGAAGAACGGCTTTACACTTGACATGCCCAAGGCAATGGCACTTATGTCACGCCTCTCTGACATGGCAGGTGAGATTGAGTTACAGGTACAGGAAGCCTTCTATCCTCTTCCCACCTTTATCAAAGAGGTTTCTCCCAAGATTAAGAAGGATGGATCACTATCCAAGATTGGGCTATCACATCTAGGTGATGACTGGCCGTTTGCTGGTGGTGAACATTCAGTGGTTGACTTCCCACAGTTTAACCTTGCTAGTAGGCAGCAGATTGTACGCCACCTACAGCATCGTGGCTGGAAGCCTACCAAGTTCACAGAGAAGGGACACCCTATCGTAGATGAAGGAGTTCTCAAGCATGTGGACATCCCTGAAGCACAGTTGATTGCACGTTACCTGCTACTGCAGAAGCGTGTGTCACAGATCAAGCAGTGGATCAACTACTATGATGACGATGGTAGGGTCCACGGTAGGGTGCTTACACTCAAGGCAGTCAGTGGGCGTATGGCACACCATGCACCTAACATGGCACAGGTTCCTGCCTCCTACTCTGAGTTTGGTAAGGAGTGTCGAGAGTGTTGGATTGCTTCAGCGCCTGACAGAGTTCTGGTAGGTTGTGACGCGAGTTCGCTTGAGTTACGTGGACTTGCCCACTACCTGAATGACAAAGCGTTTATCAACGAGGTTGTCAACGGTGACATTCACACCGCCAACCAGAACGCCGCAGGGCTGGAGACACGTGACCAAGCGAAGACGTTTATCTATGCGTTTATCTATGGTGCAGGTGCTGCCAAGATTGGTAGTGTGGTAGGAGGTACAGCAAAGGATGGGCAACGATTGATTGACCAGTTCCTTTCCAACGTACCTGCACTTAAGACACTACGCCAACGTGTTGAACAGGCAGCACAGCGAGGTTACGTACCGGGACTTGATGGGCGTAGGCTCAAGGTCAGGTCCGCACACTCTGCACTTAACCTCTTGATCCAAGGAGCAGGTGCTGTTATATGTAAGCAGTGGCTGATACAGATCGTGAAGACGGCAAAGCAAGAGAAGCTAGATGCCAACCTTGTTGCCAGTATCCACGACGAGTATCAGTTCGATGTCAAACGTGAACATGCTGAAAAGTTTGGTGAGATCACCAAGAAAGCTATGAAAGAAACTGAAAAAATTCTCAAGGTTCGTTGTCCCTTGGACAGTGAATACAAAATAGGACGCAACTGGAGCGAGACACACTGATGCAGATTGTGGAACTCACAGACGAAGATCGCACCATAGCAGCTAAAAGGTCTGCCGATATGGGAAAGCTTAACAACTCCATTGAACATGGTGGTGGCAACATTGCCGGATTCCTTGGTGAGATCGCTGCACAACGTATCTACGGCGGCGAGATCAGCCATACCTACGAGTACGACATGGTTCTACCTGATGGACGCACCGCTGATGTCAAGACAAAGCGAACCAGCACTGCCCCAAAGAACTACTACGATTGTTCAGTGGCAAACTTTAATACACGACAGAATTGTAACATCTACATTTTTTGTCGTGTCCACTACGACAACAGCAAGGCATGGGTACTAGGGCATTACGACAAGAAGAAGTATATTAAAGACGCACGGTTCCTTCGTCGTGGGGAACAGGATGGTGACAATGGGTTTATCGTCCGTGCGGATTGTTACAACATGGCTATCAACCGACTGGAGAAACCAATGACTAAGCCTGAGATACAGTGATGTCATACCTAATCCTAACCGTGGAGACGCTCGTGCTAATTGGCATATGGTTTAACACGATCCTTAACCTGAAGACATACATGAAGAACAAGAGGCGTACTCGTGATGATGACGACGACTACCACTCACAGTACGACCTGTTCTTCACTGGAGAAAAAAACATGAGAGAACATGAATCAAAATTCGACGGTTGAAAAAAAACTGTTGACACCCCTAAACACAACGAGTACTATGTATACCTCATCAACAGCCACCGTTGAGTGGCACTGCAAAGGAGAAAGTAAATGACTGTAATTTCTGGAACCGCATACTGGGCATCAGTTGTAACCCCTAACACCACGTTTGATGCAGATGGTGTGTGGCAAATTGACGTATGCCTAGACGATGACAATCTATCCAAGGTTCAGGGCGACGGTCTTAACGTCAAGAACAAGGGAGATGATCGTGGTAACTTTATCACGATCAAGCGTAAGGTTCGTAACGCTCGTGGCGATAACAACCAGCCACCGTCTGTTGTTGACAGTGAGAAGAACCCAATCAAGGATACACTGATTGGTAACGGCAGTAAGGTGAATGTAATGTACAAGCCTTATGAGTACACATACCAAGGTCGTGCAGGTAAGAGTGCAGACCTTCAGGTTGTACAGGTTGTCGATCTTGTAGAATACAGCGGCAGCAAAGCTGAAGATGCTCTGCCTGTCGTTGATGGCGGCTACAAGCACGACACAACTATCTCTGAAGATGTTCCTTTCTAAGAGATAGAACATTCACGGGGATGCGGTCACGATATAGAGCAGCACACCGGCTTGGAGAGGGCGGGACCAAGCCTTAACAAAAAGAAAGGTATACCATGTCAGAACATAAGTCCATTGAAACCGTGGTTGAAGATATATACAGTTTGTTCTCCGATGAGAACGAGCGTGTGGTATCAGATGCTGACATGGAAGCCTTCATTGAGCAGGTCAGTATGTCAGTGCGTCGATCCATTGAAGAGAAGCGCGACAGAAAGGCCAACCTAAGACTGTCTCTTGTGGGGCAACCTGATCGTAAGATTTGGTATGAAATAAACCAAGCCCCACAGGAGACACTTTCTTCAAGCACCCGTATTAAATTTTTGTTTGGAGATATTCTTGAAGCACTACTTGTTCTACTCACTCGTACATCAGGACATGAAGTAACGGATGAACAGAAGGAGGTTGTGGTCAACGGTGTGCTAGGACACATTGATGGTAAGATCGACGGCACACTCGTTGACTTCAAGAGTGCATCACCCTTTGGGTTTAGGAAGTTTAAGTACGGACACCTTTCAGGTGATGACCCTTTCGGATACATCGCACAGATTTCTTCCTATGCCAAAGCAGAGAACGCGAAAGAGGCAGGGTTTCTTGCCATTGATAAATCCAATGGTGAGATTGCCTACCTGCCCATACATGATCTGGAGATGATTAATGCTGAAGAACGGATTGAAAAAGTTCGTGGAGTTGTTGGACATAGCACTCCTCCCAGTAGGTGTTATAGCGATGTTCCTGATGGCAAATCTGGCAATCGTCGCCTTGATACTGGCTGCGTATATTGTTCTTTTAAAAGAACTTGTTGGAGTGATGCTAACAACGGTCAAGGACTTCGCGCCTTCAACTATTCAAACGGTATCCGCTATCTTACCCAAACTCAAAAGCTTTCTGACGTTGAGGAAATTTCTTTGGATAGTCTCGACTAATGCCAAGAAAACCTGCGAAGCGGTCTTCAAAAAGAGGTCTAAAAAATAAGAAGTTTAGATCGGGTTCAGAGGTAACTGTAGCTGAGTACCTTCTTATGCTTGGGGTTGCCATCAAGTACGAGACAGAGCGTATTGAGTATCCTGTCGTTGCAACAAGAAAATATACACCTGACTTTCTGTTACCAAATGGAGTATATCTTGAAGTCAAAGGATGGTTCAAGGCTCACGATAGGGCAAAACATCTACGGATTAAAGAGGCACACCCACATCTTGACATACGCTTTGTGTTTGACAATCCAAACAAGAAGCTAACTAAAGCACCAAATGGAAAGACATATGCTCAATGGTGCGAGAGGCACGGCTTCCTGTACTGCAAACTATCTGATGGTATTCCAGAGGAATGGCTGCAGTGACAGACATCTTTATTGAGATTGAAGACTACATGCAGGAGCAATCGTCACCTGAACGAATCCTGTTTATGACTGTCATCTTACAGGCGTTGCTTGATGCGTCTAAGCCATCAACGAAAAATGAATCTGAACGCGCCAAGCTGGACAGGACACATGCACAAGCATGGTTCTTTGCCAGTGTGGGCGTAACCTCTGAAGACTTTACAGCCGTGTGTGACATGGCAGGTATTGATGCGGGTTACACAAGAAGCTTTGCATACAAGGTTATACGGAGCAAAGAAGTTGAATACACAAGAAAGAAAATAAACTCTATCTTGTCAAACATCTAGAGGTAACAATGACAAAGTACAAGTTCGATGAGAACCTGTATCTCGATGAGATTCAGGACTACGTAGACGCAACTTATACACAGCACTATGCGTCTAGTAAGTATCAGGCAACTGACACAATCCTTGATGCTGATTATGGCGAAGGATTTTGTATGGGCAACATATTGAAATACTGGAAAAGGTATGGAAAAAAGGATGGAAAGAACCGTAAGGACTTGCTCAAGATTATCCACTATGCTATTATCATGCTTCATGTCCACGATACCGCTAATGAAAAGGAGTAGCTGATGCCTCATTTCCGCTCTAACGAAAACCCTATGTTCCGATCCAAGTTCAGTGAGGATATTTTCAAACATAAGTATGCCCATCATGGGTGTGAAACTTGGTCGGCACTAGCTAATGTTCTAGTGGACGATGTGTGTCAAGACTACATGACACAAGATGAGAAGGACGAACTCAAGCGTATGGTTACTGACTTGAAGTTCATTCCGGGTGGACGCTACCTATATTATGCTGGTCGTCCCAACAAGTTCTTCAATAACTGCTACCTTCTACGTGCTGAAGAAGACACACGTGAAGACTGGGCCAACCTATCTTGGAAGGCTGAGTCCTGCCTGATGACAGGCGGGGGCATTGGTGTTGACTACTCTGTGTATCGTGAAGAAGGTCGTGTGCTTAACGGCACAGGCGGTCTTTCCAGTGGGCCTATCCCCAAGATGCAGATGATTAACGAGATTGGTCGTCGTGTCATGCAGGGTGGCTCACGTAGGTCAGCTATCTATGCCAGTCTTAATTGGCAACACCCTGATGTAACACAGTTTCTTGCTGCTAAGAACTGGTATGAAATGCCCGTAGGCAACACAGGCTTTACCGTTGGGCAGGTAAAGGAGCAGGACTTTAACTACATTGCCCCTCTGGACATGACAAACATCTCTGTCAACTATGACACTGCATGGCTTACTAACTATTGGAAGACAGGAGAAGTAGGTGGCGTATTTCGGACAAATGTTCGTCAAGCCCTATCAACCGCCGAACCGGGGTTCTCTTTTAACTTCTTTGATAAAGAGAATGAAACGCTACGCAATGCTTGTACTGAGGTAACATCTGAAGATGACTCAGACGTGTGTAACTTGGGTAGCATTAACATGGGCCGCATTGATAGCCTTGAAGAATTTACTCAGATCGTAGAGCTAGGAACCAAGTTCCTTCTTTGCGGAACCCTACGTGCCAAGCTGCCTTATAGCAAGGTATATGAGACACGTGAAAAGAACCGTCGCTTGGGCCTTGGCCTTATGGGTATGCACGAGTGGCTGATTAAGAAAGGATACCGTTATGAGGTCACTCCCGAATTGCATCAGTGGTTGGGAATCTACAAAGGCGTTTCTGATAGTGTTAGCCGTGACTTTGCTGATGCTATGTCTGTTTCCCGTCCTGTGGCTAACAGAGCAATTGCCCCCACGGGTTCGATTGGCATTTTGGCTGGGACTTCCACTGGTGTTGAGCCTATATTTGCTGTCGCCTATAAACGGCGGTATCTAAAAGGACAGAACAGGTGGCACTACCAGTACGTTGTTGACTCCGCTGCACAGGAAATCATTGATGTGCATGGTGTAGACCCTAACAACATTGAGTCCGCACTTGATCTTGCACAGGACTACAAGCGCCGTATGGCTTTCCAAGCTGACGTTCAGGACTATGTGGATATGTCAATCTCTTCCACGATTAACATCCCAACATGGGGAAGCAAACTTAACAACGAAGATACAGTTGATGACTTTGCTAACACCCTTGCATCTTATGCCCATCGTCTACGTGGCTTTACTGTGTACCCTGATGGGTGCCGTGGTGGTCAGCCACTAACATCTGTCTCATACGCTGAAGCAGTTGACAAGCTTGGTGAAGAGTTTGAGGAGAGTGTAGAGACGCATGACATCTGCGACATTACGCAGCATGGTGGTTCTTGTGGAGTATAGGAGTATGGGTACAGTGCCTTACGATAATAAGTATTTAACTGGAGTTACTTTTAGAAAATATCAGGAGGAAGCACATAAGACTGCCGTCTATCCAAAGGATAACGGCATTATTTATACTGCTCTTGGTCTTGCTAGTGAGGCTGGAGAGGTAGCTTCTCTTGTCAGCAAGTGGGTGCGAGGTGACAAAGGTCACATTGACCTTCCTACTATTAATAAAGAACTTGGTGATGTACTCTGGTTCGTCAGCGAGATGGCATATGTCCTTGGTCTGGAACTTGAAGACATAGCACAGGGTAATTTACAGAAGCTGGCAGACAGACAGCAACGTAACGTACTGAAAGGTGATGGGGATGAGCGATGACTGATCTGCAAAGAATATCATGCAATGAGGAAACAAAATGAAAACGATTACACTTAACGTTGAAGATTGCGTCCAAGTTATCGTTGACGAAGTTATCGTTGATGAGCTAAAGGACGCTTATCATGTGAACAATCAGTTTGACAAGGTTGACTGTTCAGATGACGTTCTTGAGCCAGACTATGTTTTGCTTAAAGCGATTCAAACTGTGCTTGAATACTATATGCCACATGCTGATTGGTCCGAGTGGATGGAAATAAATCCAATGGTGAAAGAGGATGACTGATACGATGGATTACTATGAGGAAGTACTACTCCTTCGTAAGAAGGTTGAGAAGTACGAGACCATTCTCAAACATGCAATGTCTGAAAAGACTGGTGTGTTTTTTATCTGTGGAGAAGCAGGTGAGAAGGATAGAGTGGGTTTGCCTGAGTACATTTCAGTGTGTCCTGCATATGGAGTAGATGGGTCTGCTTTCTATAAGAAACATACAGAATATACAGCGCCGGGATGGTGATAATGGATTGGATTCTCGAATGAGATATCAAGATTGGGAGTAGTTTGAATGATCAAGCATGAACCACTATTTGACACTCAAAAGGTTTGTGAAATCTTCTCTAAGAAGGATGGTGTTCCCATTACCTATGTGTGTACAAGTGCGATAGACGATGGGGCACATGCAATGGATATCTTTTACAGAGAAACTCCACACCCTCAGTTCGGTAATCGGTATTTTGGTCTATATCAGAACGGCAATCTTATGATTGCTAATGCAGATCGAATTGAATCTGTAGAGTTTAGACTTGTCGAAGATGATGATGGTGATCTACAGTATAGTGCCCATCGTCATGATTATAAATTGTTTGAGAACGGTAATATGATTGACGGCGGTCGAGCATACTTTAGGTTTTCATCAAATGAAGTTAAACATCACATTGTTCGCAATGGTGAAATGGTTGAGGTTGAATAATGAAAATATTTGGTCTTGAACAAGAGATTATGAATGCTTGGCGTGTTGTAGATGACATTGACCTTCTCTATGAGAATGTTATAGAAACAGATATGTCTACTGATGACATTGCTAATGTACTTCTTGGATTAAAGGGTGTATATAGTATGAGATTTCAAAAGCTCTTTGATGCGTTTGAAGAAGTCTGCAAAGAATATCATGCAATGAGTAAAGAAAATGGAACTACTAGAGGGATTAAAATAAATGCCGTGGAGAGTTAAGGTTTACCAGACAAAAGATAAAGATGATTGGTTATATGTTGTGGATGAGAGAACCCTTGAACCAATGGTGTTTGATCATTGGCCCGATGCTCAACTCAACGCTCACCTTTGGACAACAGCAGAGATAGAAGAATACAATGGACTTGAGCAGGAG